AACTCTTGCTCTTTAGTCCTAGCTTCAGCCTGAGCTTGAGCATAAGCAGCCTCTTGAGCAGCACGTTCCTTATCCCATTCCTGTTGGACTTTAGCCATGCCTAGTTCACGCCCTTGGTATAGGCCAGCACCTCCAGCAGCACCAACTGCTAGCACTACACCAAGGATTAACCAAGGATTCACTTAGGAGGAACCTTAGTACCGTCAAGCTTCTTATGCATCTTTACCATCTTGCAGACCTCGACTTCTTTGCCCTTCTGCTTTTCTTTATGGCAGACCTTCTTAGTCTCAGCAGCAAACAGGATCAGAGGAACAAACGCAATAAGTGCAATTAACTTTTTCATTCATGTCTCTCCGGATGAGGTGGTTGAACTGGTGCAGCTTTACCGCCATAACCAGTCGTAGCTTCTTCAGTACGTACAGTCGTAACCGTTGTAGTTACTACCGGCTTTGGAGGCTCTGGCTCTGGCTTACTCAAGTTAGGTGGTACAAACTGTGGCAGTGCTTCCTTACCTTTAACAGCAATCAATGTTGCCAAAGCACCAAGAATATACTTACTCATATCAGACAGCAATAGGAAAAACTGCTTATCTGCTGGAGCCATGCCAGACATAGGCTGAGTCACAAACACAACCGAGTACATAGACAGAGTAGCCATCATGCCAAGAATTGCACAGAACGTAATGCCAATGGCAAATTTAAGCAGTGCGTTAAGTTGTTCTTCTGTAGCTTTTAAAATCATGGCTTGGCCTTTTCAGGTTGAGTTACATCTTCAGGACAGGTTCCAGTTGCAGTGCAGATAGGAGGCTTACATTCTTTAGTCTCCCAATTAGCCGGGGATTGGCAAGGATACCTAAATCTATCTTCGCAAGCACTAGCCACCAAGCACATGGAGAGCATGAGCATAATGTTTCTTACGGTCTTCGAGTCCAATGGTTCCTCCGTTAATGCGCTTAGTCATAGTCAAAATATCACCAGCATCAGCCAGCTTATTCAGGCTAGCTGTTTCCCAGTACCAGCAAGCACTCTGAGCAGCACCTTCAAAGGTCTGCATATACTCTGAGGCTTCTTCAGGAGTAATTCCAAGGGATGAGGCAAACCAGAAGTAATTATCCTTGCCGGTAACCTGAATGAGACCTCGACCTTTGTATCGAGCGCCATCACCACTAGCTTCATTGCCATTGCCCATACGGTTAGCGTAGACCTTGTTAGCAATCTTGTCTGGTTGACGAGCGTAAGCGTTAGCTGTGGCTTGGTCAGGAAAGTATTTAGCAAAGGTCTTCATTAGACCAGCAGCACTGTAGTTCAGGTTCTCTGTCAGCCAAACAAAGCCACCAGACTCATGACCACATTGAGCCATAAATGCAGCAATACGCTTAGGAGTATTGATTTCGTACTCCTCAGCCAATGATTTACCAGATAGCTCAGTCTGCTTACCAAATAGCGCGTCATACCACTGTTTAGGATACTTAGTGTTTGGCACTAACTGAGTAAATTGCTGCATAGTAATCAAGGCTCACCCCTTATTCGCTCGTTAATAATCTGCTTGCGTAGTTCCCTGATAGCCCGGATTTCCATCTCTACAGCCACACGAGCATTGTTTAGATCCATGTACATCACCCCAAGCACAGGGAGTACAACGACAAACGTCAAAGCCATTACTAGTACACATAAGACGAGAGCAAACGATACGTCAGACTCTCCCTTAGAAGATGTAGGACGGCGAGGAACCACACTACGACGAAAAGGATTGCGCCAAACCATGTTACGTACTCTTGCCTTATCCTTGCTGCTTTACGTCTTCTAGCAGCGTCAATCTGTAGCTTTGCAGTCTCACGTTTATGAGCCTCATCCTGCTCAATAACGATCTGCTTCCACATCTTCTCGTACCTGCTCCACAAGTCACCTAACTCAGCCGGTGCTTTATAGACCATTGTTTCGCGTAGTTCCGCAAACATCGCATCTAATCTTGACCGGATGATGACACGTATTAACGCCCGTTTGCCAACCGAATCTGCACCCGTATAAACCTGTGTTGCTTCTGCTTCCTGCTGGATAAAAACCTTGCCAATCTTGTCGTACTCATCCATCAGAACACCAAGATCATTGCCAATCTTAATGAAGACATCATTAGGATCAGCCTTGCCTATCTCCTGAACCCTAGCTACTTCCTCGTTATACTTAATCTTCTGAGCGTTAGTAGGATTCTGAATCTTCCCAAACTGTGTCTTTAGATCGTCTAGTACGTCCTTGACCTCACCAGCAGCGCCCTTGATGTCCTTGTATAGCTGACATCCCTTCTTTACAGCCGCAACAGCAGCATTGGCAGCAGCTAGGAGAGTTAGCGGATCAATTTATTGTTCCTACTTAGGTAAAGAGCCGTTACCAGCCATCCAGAACATTAGACCCAATGCAGCAGCACCGACGATCCAGAATATCTTTTTGACAACAGAGCGACCGACTTCTTCATAGATTTTCTTGAAAGCTACTTCAGCGGCACGTTCCGCTATAGCTTCAATCTGGTCATCAGAGAGAGGCATCTTTTCCATGATTAGACAGTCCTTTTCCACATACGAACTACGATATATGGCTGCAAGTTAGCGTTAGTGCCAGATGAACCTGCACTATCGACTGTTACACTAGTTGTTGTAGAACTAGTAAGAACATGAGTAGTGTTGTTGCCACCCGGTTCCCAAGTTCCCATAGATGACTGTCCACTAAGTGTGCCATATGGGGTACTGCCATTACCGTTGTAGCCAATAGATGAATGTTGGTGAGGGCTTGATGATGCGGTGTGCGTATGACTTACTGTAATAGCATCAGCAGAACCACCTGTTTCTTCAGCCGTATCAAATGCTGCATTACCAGCATCTAGGCCAACCATAACACGACCAGCACCAAAGGCTACCCAAGTACCAAAGCCAAGCAACGTAGCCGGGTTAGTACTGCTAGAAGCATTGATATAGATAGATCCGACCGGATAAGCCGCTGCTAATGTCGCTTGAACAAACGCTGTAGTAGCTACTTTAGTTGTGCTATCGCCAGAGGATTGCGTAGTAGCAGTAGCCGATCCACCAAGAGCCACAGTGCTAGAGAATACAGCAGCACCAGTACAAGTCATAGCACCAGCAACAGATAAGTTACCACCTACCGTAAAATTATCGCCATCAGTACCTGCTTGCTGGTCTTTAAGCTGTGCCATTAACTCACGAATAGCGTTATTAATGCCAGACGGAGCGCAACCCTCTGCTATGTTAATACCACCTATGTCTGTGTTATTTGCAGCAGTAGCGCTATATTCGCTAATCTTGTTCTTTGCCATGATTATCTACCCATCAATAGGTTAATTTCTTCTTCTGTCACTGGCTGTTGTGGCGAAATAAGACCACGAGCAGCCAATGCTCTAGTAGCAGATGTTTGTCTAGGCTGCAATCCACCTGTTCGCATTATGTCTGCAAGGTTTTCAACAGATTGCCTACGAAGGCTTGTAGCACCCATTCTTGCACCAGTAGCCCCAAGAGCCAATGGAACGCCAACATAAGGATTAGCAACAATAGCTCCACCCGGCAAAATACTGCTAACTGGGCCAGTAGGAGCAAACCTACCAAAGAATTTAAGCAAGTTCTGTGTAGTAGATCCTTTGGCAGCAGCAATAATTTCTTTTTGTTCAGCCGGGGTAAACAAACGCATCTTGTTTTGATTTTTAGCCAAACTTCTAAGCTGTTGAGCCATAGAGTTTTCAGCCCCAGACTGGGTAAATTTGCTTTGGTCTAATTGAGCGTTAGCCAGCATATCCTCAAATACATCAGCCTTCATCATGCGGGAATACGTATTTCTAGCTTGATTCCAAGCAGCTACACCAGTTTTATTTCCTGCGCCAATAATGTCAGACTTATCCGCATTAACAACATAATCGTCAAACCTATCCTTGAGAATGGTTGCCAATCTGCGTTCTGCTGGATCAGTGCTAGCTTGTGCGTTTTGAATCATCTTTCGCAATGCCTGAAGCTCAGTAAAGTCTTTAGGCATATTAACGTCAGTCAATTCCCTAACGACAGCCTCAACCTTTGGATACGCAGTAGGTGTATAACCTTCTTGACGAAGATCAGCAGCAATTCGACCCATGCTTGTACTAAATCTTGATGGATTAAACGCAATGCCAGAATTCTTAGCAGCTTCAAATGCAGCAGTTGACTGAGCAGCAAGAACCTCTCTAGATGGGCCAGTAGGACGAGTTCCAGCCGCAAATGGAACACCAGTAGCCATACCTGCAACCATGCCAGCAATCGGGCTTCCTGTTGCTTCTGTAGTGTATTGAGCAGCAGCCGTAGCAGGAACAGCAGCCATTAACTGACGTTCAGGAGCCTTAGCCATTTCACCAGCTATATTTCTACCTAGCTGGCTTTGTGCTGTCTTACTTAGTGCCTGTGCTGTTGCCGTTTGAAATGCAGTAGAAGGAAGAACACCACCAGCCGCTTGAATAACACGTTCTCCAGTTGTTTCAGCAACAGGGAATCCTAGACGGGTCAAAAGACTTTCAACACCAGCAACGGGAGATGGTATTTGATACTTTTCTGGCAATACTAAATTTAAGCCTTGTGTTCCCACCTCAGCCAATGGCAAAGCAATTGTTCCAGCTAAAGCACCGGGAGCGCCACCAAACATAAAACCAAGACCAGCACCAGCAGCAACAGGAGTAGCACCCCTACCAGCCAACCCCGCGCCTCTAGTAAATTCTTGGCCTAAACTTCTAGGTTGAGACGCAAGAGTTTCCTGCCTAGCATATTCCTCTAAGCCAGCAGTAGATACTTTATCTAATTGACCTGCATTTATGTACTCAAGGTCTTTGGTAGAAATTTTTGAAAGATCCATTATTGGTTGCCTTTCTTTCTACGCTGCAATTCCAACTCAACTTGAGTTTTTCCAGATGTTCGAGTTGTGCTTACTCCGGGCGTAGTTAATATTTCATCAAATTCACCGTTATATCCATAAGTCTTAGAGTATTCTGTTGGAATATTTTTGAGAGATCTATTTGCAATAGCCAAATAATTATCTAATTGTTTAATAAACTCATCTTTGCTCATTCCAACCGAAAGAGAAGCAGAAACTTTAGAAAGTGCATCCATTTCTTTTTCTGTAACGCTACCAACAGCAGCGCCAGTTGGACTAGCTTGTCTCATTGCCTGTATTTCTTTAACAAAAGACCTTGTTAAAATATTTTGCAGCAAATCATTGGCTGTTTTTGCATTTTGGTTAACAACAACTCCACCAACAGTTCCAGAAAGCAAAGGAGAGAACCTGCCAGTCAATGCGTCAATATATTGAGGATTATTTTTCAATGATTGAGCAGCATCACGAGCGTCTTTAATGCTTGTAAGTGAGTAAGTAACAGCACTTTGCAATGGAGCTTGTTTTTCTAGAAGAATCTGCTTTTTTGCTGGAGAATAATCCCTATCTGACTTATTTATTAAAGCATTTTTATTGTACGAATAAAGATTCTTTGTTTCAGCAGGAGCGTTTTCACGAGCAACAGTTTGCGTAACTTGCGTTTGTGGAACAACTTGCGGAGTTACTTGTGGTGGCACTTGTGTCCGAACTTGCGCTGTTTGTGTTGGGACAACTGGAGTCGGAGCAACAACTTGTGGTGTTACTTGTTGTTCTACTGCTGTCTGCGGAGAAACGCTTTGACCCGGAACAATAAATTGCTCTCTCCCAGAAGGAATTGGTGCTGCCCTACCCGTTGTAAATTGAGTGTCAATAGCTGCTCTTTGCAATGTAGCAAGCTGGTCAGCATTAGGAGCATTTTCAAAACGCAATACTTCAGCAAGCTGAGGCCCAGTAAGTTGCGCCCTATCTGTAACGCCAAACCTCATTTGTGCAAATGTTGCTGCATTACCATCAAGTTTTCTACCTCTTTCATCCTCTTGCAGTCTTGTATAAATTTTCTCAATACGAGAATTCAAACCAGATTTATCTAAAACTCCGCCTTCAGCTTGTTTCTGAAGTTGCTTAACCTCTGTTTGATACTTACTTGGCAATCCCTTTAAATCAGTAAAGTCATATTCCATTACGGAAAAAAGTTCTTGCTGTTTTGCCAAAACTTCTCTGTTTGCTCTTAAAGAACTTTGATAATTTATATTTTCTGGTGTCGGCTCAGCTTTCATGACCCTTGCAAGTTCATTATCAATATAATCAAGACCAAATTGAATTTGACCAACTTTCCCACGACGAGCAGTATCTTCAACTGGAGGCAAAGCTGGTTTAGTTGCGTCAATAGTTGTTTGAGCAGCAGCGTCAGTAGCAGGTTGATCAACAGGAGCTACAGCAGTTTTAGGAGGCATAATCGCCAACTGCCTTGACTTTGCCATAAGAGAATCGCCATAAGGCTTCAATCCAGCAACACCTGTTGCATATATTTGATTAGCCTTTGCTTCTAGTTCTTGTGGTGTTTCTTTTCCAGTTAAAGTAAAGCCTTGCATTCTTTGGCGCAATGCAACTTCTTCAGCAAACTTATTTGGATCAATGTCAGCTAATGCCGCAATATCAGGGTATAGCCGTTTAGCTTCAGCAATGCTTCTTAACCTATTTGCTGCTTGAGTTTGTGCAAGTTGAGTCTGTGCAATCTGTTGCTGTGTAACGTAATTCTTAATACCCTGCTCGTAAGCACCACCAGCAGCACCAAAGCCACCAGCCAATGCACCTAAGATGTTCTCAGCAGCAGAACGACGTGGCCCAACATTACTCATGCCTTGAGCTAGTGCAAGACCAGCACCTAGCAATCCTTGAATATTAGCGCGATTCTGTAAGTTCTTAGTTTCCTCAGCACCAAGCAATCCCGGCAGATAGCTAGGAGCCGCTTGACCAAAGACATTAGGAATGTAATCTGTAATTGCCATATATCACCCTAATAGGGAAATTGGTTGTGGTCTAAGGACTGTGCTTTGCTGTGGATTTAGCAGACTCATGTAATCCATTGGTTGAATCTGACTACGATCAATTTGAGCAACAGGAGACGGTGGCATTTCAGGACGCTGCATCATTTGCTGTGCCGATTGCAATGCCATACCTGTCAACACAGGATTTTGTTGGGCATATTGACCAACAGAACCAACTCTATCCATAAAAGTAGGTTCATACAAAGATGATGCTTCTACACCGGGCATACCTAAAGAAAGTGGTCTTTGCATACCAGCAGCAGTAGCTTGGTTAAATGTTAAAGGTTGTGGCATTCCAGCCGTTAATGACTGAAAACCACCAGCAGGAGGAGCAAATAAACCACCTTTAGCGGCTTCATTAGCAATATTAGTCGGCATTTGAGCTGCTGCTTGCTGTGCTGCGGTTTGGAATCCTACGTTTGTTGCAGATGTAGGTAACGCAGATGTTACCAATGCAGGATTAGTTACAGCAGTAGTAGAGCCAGACAATGCGCTAGGCAAAACACCAGTAGCAGCATCATCAGCAAAAGAGAACATATTAGAAAGACCACCCTGCCCCATAAATGCACCACCAGCGCCACCTAAAGCGCCACCAAGCAATGCACCTTGCAATGGGTTATCACGATTAGTTAATCCACCGATAGCGGAACCAATCAACATTGGAGTAGCAGCAGCACCCATTATTTACCTCCCGATGGCGTAGCTTGTGTAACAGTCTGACCACCTTGAGGCACACTGCTAAACAAGTTAGCGAATTGACTAAGTTTTGCTTGTGGCAAGTTCTGTTCAAAGTTAAAGCGGTTAATTGCGTCTTGCAGTTCGGCTGAGGAATATTGCTCTTGTGCCTGACCTGTTGATAGAAGTCTTTGAATATCAGAATAGTCAGCAGCAGCCATCTGAGGAGCAGCCTGAGTAGCAGCCATCTGTCTAGCACGTTCAGCTTCAGCCGATCCGTAAGCCAATTGACCACCCTGTTCAGCCAAGGCACGAGCAAATACGTCTTGAGCGCGAGCTTCTTGTTCGGCTTGAGCAGCAGAGCCATAACGACCCATCGAGGAAGCCTTAGACTGAAGACCTTGGACACCTTCCGTAAATTGCTCACGAGCCTGACGATTAACGCCAGCCAAAGCACCCTCTAGGAATGGATTAACGCCTCGTCCTTGAATCGTAGCTAATTGCTCTTGCTGTGCTGAACGAACCAGCGGAGAACCCGCCATAGCCCGTTCCTGAGCCATTTGCAGGGCTGATTGAGTAGCCTGAGATGGAGAAACATAGGTCTGACCGGGGAAGAATGTAGGCGTACCAGACTCATAAAGGCGCTTGCCTTCTTCTAGTCCATAGGTAACATACGGCTTGATGTCTGGATCAATGCTCGTAGTCGTTGTGCTTGTTTGATTCCCGCCTCGGCTACCCATATTACACCTCGCAAATCCATTGTTTAGGACGGAAACCGAGTTGTTTCGCCCTACGTTGCCATCCTTGACGATGACTAGAGAAAGTTAGATATTTGACATTACCTTGACGGCAGATGTCTTTTATGTATTTTAATCCAGATTCAACAATTTGATAATTATTTTCTAACGTCCAAGCAGCCCATAGGTGCATTGTTTCGCCCATAGGTTGCAGGATAAAGAAGCCTACAAAATGATTATTTTCTAAAATTACCCACAGCATTGCCTTTTGGTTAAAGCAGTCTGTGTACACATCTTCTGGTATCCAATTCTCCGGGCTTCGTGTTTTGATTTTGTCCAAACCGGGGCGAACACTAGGCCACCAGTCCCTAAGTTTGTCTACAGGTATGTACCTAAACTCCATTAGCCCACCACAATGTAACCATAGGTTTTGTCTGCCGTATCATTTGACCAATGCGATATTGTTGCTTGACCTTGTTGCTGGCTAGAAACATACACATTAGATGTTGCTGAAGGAGCGATATAGCTAGCAGTAATAATCGCACTAGGAATTGATGGTCTGTCTGGGCTTGAGCTAGTTGGATATTGCTCAAGAGAAACGCCAGTATCTGTTGTCCGCCACATTACCTCAACGTAATCACCAGCATTCATTTCTAAAAAGAAGTTCATTGCAGCAATTAGATGAGATGGATCACCAGTGCTTTTTCTAGCTGGCATATGGAATCGGCTATTTGATCCAGCAACATTAGTATTGTTCTTCTTGAACCAGATGTCTACATCTTGACCATCGTTAGTCGTATTCTTGTACTGCAACGAAAACTGAATGTTGTATATCCCGTAGTTCCTGACGTTAATCCGCGAAGTATTGGAAACATAAATACCGTTAGAGTAATCTGTTGTATTTAATGCAACAGCATAGGCTGCGGTTGTGCTAGCAGCAGTCTGGTCTGTGGTGTCCTGAAACGCTCCGTAAGGCGCTGAATCGGCCTCAGCAGCATTAGATACTGGAACCAAGAATATCAGGCTGTCAAAGCCTATACGCTCGTCATAAAGGGTAGTTGTCGTGGCATTCCCTGTGGCTAACGTAATCCGACCCGTATTATTGGTCTTCCCGTCCATAACCCCACGAACAACTTCAGAAACCTGACGAGGATCTCCTCCAAATGGCGGTAATGTACGAAACTGAGTCATCGGTTACCCTGTTTAACAACGTCAAACTCTAAGCCAACAGCAGTTTTCCAGCTAGATCCAGTAGGAGTCAGTCTTAGTCGATGATATTCACCGTTAGACCTCAAGCTCACACGGTTTTCTGCATCTGGAGACACATTTGAGCCAAATTCCACTTGTTCAGCAAGATTATCCCGGCTAGAAACAGCGATAGAACCGCTACCATTGTCCACAATAGGCTTTGCCAGCATGACCGTAGACCTACCTACATCAATATCACCCGTTGATATGTTCGCAGTCTTAGGTTGGCCTGAAAAAGTAATGATCTTCTGACCGCTAACACCAGCAAATAGTAGTTGTCCACCAGCAAATACCCGTGAATCCAATGGAATATCAAGCGCATCAATGCTTGCGTTGTAGTTATCTACCTGCTCTAACGTAGCTGAAGGCGTTAATACATAAGCAATTGACGTTGCTGTAGTATCTGCGTATGACCATTTGTTAAGGTCAATCGAATACATCAGCATACTATTACCGCCAAATGTATTATTAAACTTCCATATTATTAACTTGGTAACAGGATTAACCGTAGCACTCATCCCAGTAAATATCTCACCCGGAATAGCATTGTCAAAGAACCAACGGTTTACCTTTTCGCTACCTATGTTCTTCGTTGACTGACCATCACAGACATAAAAGCCATCATCAGCAAGGAAATACGTTAGGTTGCCGTACTGAGCAATAGATCCGTTAGAAATACAGCCCAAAGACCGTGAGATAGCGTCAAACTGGAAGAAGAACGGTGAGCCTGTATAGGTCATCCGGTAGATAGCACGTTCCAAGAAGATCAGACCATACTCACCACCAGCTATACCAGTAATGTCACCACCGTCAGGAAGAATCTGTGTATCAGACTGAGATGCAGAACCCGGTGTCCAATCTGTCTCGTCATTTATGTCTGACCAGTAGACCTTGCTAGTATCAGTTCCGTCGTTAGCAGCAACCACAAAGTCACGCACAACGGTTACATACTTGGCAGTAGGAGCAGCAGCAGCTAGGTCAGCAAAGTTCGTGGACGAATTAAGTGTCCATGCTTGCAACTTGTCCTGACCATTAGCCAGAATCATCTTTGCGCCAAACTGAGTTACATCCCATCCCTCAACCGCTGTGTAACCCGTAGTCGTAGCAGCATCCAAGCTAGCATCAGAGCTATCAAACTTGTAAATCTGGGTTGTGCTAGCTGCAAACAATGTACTAACGCTGTCAAACTTACCAGCAAAGGTAATGATTAGATCAGCACCAGCAGCGTCAGAGTAATCAGCCTCGCCTTTAACTGGGGCATATCCATTAGCTACTGGGTAACAGTTCTTTGCATCTGTTACTGCACCTGTTACGCCGGGTTGATCTGGCAACCACTCACCAAACAGAATCTTTTGCATTACTGCCTCAACCAAGTATTAGAAGATTGTGATGCTGGTTGCCATGTATCAGCAGAAGGAGAAATATCATCCCACGTTGACGTTACGACAGAAGAATCACCCCACTCCTCGCCAATAATTTGACCATCAGCAGAGATTGTTGCATTGCCTGTAATTATAGGCGCACTATCAAATGTAGCATTCGCATAAGCAGAAACAGCCGCATTAGCAGCAATAGCAGCATTACCCGATGCAGTAAAGTTAGGTGCAGCAGTTACTACAGCAGAGCCAGTAACACTGCCAGAACCAACCCTTATACGTATCCCTGTTGCCGTAACCGTTGCATCGCAGTTAATACTACCCTGACCCATTAACAATCGAGTTGCGACAGCCGTAACCGTTGCACTAGCATTTACGCTACCTTGAAATAACCTTACCCTTGAGGCAAGACAAGATACATCTGCTAATGCAATTACAGCAGCACTAGCATCAACGTAAGTACCAGAAATAAAAGACCAGCCAAGGTTATTACCGGAGTCTACGTTTCCGTTAGTTGTGGTAGCTTGCCAAGTAGCACCGCCAGTAGCATTGCTGTCTTGAATATCAACATAACTAACTGATACCGCCCCCGATGACTTGGATAACGTAAATCGAGTTCCCGGTGTTGAACTACGGATTGAAACTAAGTTGCCAGCAGTCCCTGACAAGGTAAAGTTATTTACCGTTGTTGTAGTGCTAGCAGGGAATGTGATCTGATTAGCTGTCGGCACTGTTTCAGTAATGTCGTTAAACGTATTTGCGCCAGTAATTGTCAGCGTACCCGCACCACCTTGATTCAATGTGCAGTTGTAGACTGATCCACCGCCAACAAATGTCTTGGCACTAGCAGATGTCATGCTAATTGTGCCAGTTCCAGTTCCTGCGGTTGTGGTAAATCCGGTAGGCGCTGCGTTATTAAATGCTGTCGCGCCGGAACTTGATATCGTTAAAGTCCCACCGTTAAACGTAATGTTTTTAGTGCCTGTAGCTGTTGCTAAAGATGGTACGGTAAAAGACAGTCCGTTTAGATTTAAGGTTCCTTGAGTTAAAGTTGCAGAGGTTGAAACGCTTAAATTGTTAGTGAGCAGTTGTATACCACCACTGGGAGCATTTATATTTATTATTTGAGGAAATGTTTTACCGCCAGAATTAAGCGTCTTCGTTGACCTATTAGAAAACGTATACGTACCAGTCCCAGTAGGCGTTACGCCTGATCCGTAAGTAAAGTTTCCGTAAAATATTGGGTTTATAGTTCCCGATGCAAGCGTCATTGCATTAGTACGGGTTGATGTGTTAAGCGTACCAATGTTGTAAGCTATATTTATAGTAATGGTAGCTGACGTATTTAACCCAGTATTTTCAATAATTAC